AAACGAGTTTTGACACACCCTCATTTACATTACAACACCTTATTCTCACCCTCGTAAAACTCTACAGATGGATAGCCTTTGGCTAGTATCTTCTGCTTTAACGCTTCGTCTACTGTGCCAACTACATTCCTAAATATCAGCTTTGGCTTATGCTCATCTTGCGATACATCGGGTAGTATCTTTTCAGCAACGATGTTAATATCTAAGGCGTGTTCTTTATTATTTTCCTCGAACTCAAAACACTCCACCTTGCTATCTTTAATAGTTGCTAAATAATAGTAAACGTTTTTGTTTGATTGCACATTCTTGGTAATTCTTACTTTTTTAGCAACGCAACCTACGAATAATTTACTTACGTTTTGGAGAATCTCATCTTGATTGTTGTCAGATATATATCCAGCAAAATATCCTTGCGCAGTTATAGTTATAGTGTTTACTATGGTATTATTAAATGAACTTGATATATCGCATTGTCCCATAGTAAATAAATCTAAGTCTAAATGTGGAGCATTCATACCCTCAAAGCAGCTTGTTCCCGTAGTTGTTAAATAAGGGGTACTGAAGCAAACCTTTGCAAGTTCTAACTTTTCGTTAAAGTCTGGGTCTGTTTCATTTGCTCCGTTCATATACCCACCCTGAAAGATTGCCGTCAAACTATCTATATCGGTTATATTCTTTAAAAAGTAATCCAGAATCAAAGGATATGAAGGGTCTCCGCTTGTGTCTAACCCTGCCGCCCACGCTGCTGCTTTCTTCTGTAGGTCGGTGTAGTGGTCGGTTTCTTTCTCAACTATTTTCTCTACCACACGAGGCTCGGGTAATTGCAATTGCAGTGCATCGCCATTGTCCTCCACAAGTTCTATATTGGTTGTGGTGGTTAGATTCTCTTGTCTGATACCATCTTCGGTGTAGTCGGCATCGGGGTGATTTATGACTGCTGACACTATAAGCCTACCTTTGGCAAGTCCGTGATTGTCGAAGAACATTATCAGCCGCTCTCCGTCTCGCTTGCAATGGCTATATACGCCTGCTTTGCGCTCTGCTTTGTAGACAGTGAAACCTCCCTCTGTCTTTGCCGTCAATGTAAAATCGGCATCGGGAAAGTTCTCTGCTACGCCATTTCTAACTACTTTCACTTCGAGAGGAAAGTCGCTCTTGTAATTGATACGAACAACACCGTCTTGGTGTTCTCCGCCCTGTCCTAATAATATTTCCATTGTGTTTGTGTGTTAAAATGGCTGTGCCTATTCCTCTCGAACCAACAGCAGCCTGAAATAAAACAATAAATAAAACTAAAAAACTAAATACAAAACAAAATTATGAAAGTAAAAGTCCTAATACTGTGCCTACAATACCGCCTGATAGCCATAGCACGATGCGTTTCCACTGCCAACGTTCGCACTCTTTAATGAGTAGACGAAACGCTTCTACCATAAAGCTAACAACGCTCACTACTACTAAAGAATATACGCATACATTTACCGCTGGTGCGTCTGCTTTTGCAGAACTAATCGTTATAAAGAACGATATAAGTAAGCCTACTAAGGCTAATAAGATGTTACTACTGCTTAAATTTTTCATTTTTATTTTCTTCTTTTTTTTTATTATGAAACTATAAAATATCTGCTTTATCGCTATCTGCCTTGCTGTTGGTACTCTTTAAATACTCGTTCAGGAAAGGTATTTTTTCCACTACTTTAAGCGTTAGAACATAATAGAGAAAGCCTGCAACTTTCCACATTATGGTGCCTTGTACCATCATGAGTTTCCAATTACGCACTATGTTGGTTCCGTAAAACCAAATTGCCACCCAACATAACAGCTTAGCTACTCCTCGTGCCTCTTCCTTTGAACCCATAAGGTTACCTGTGGCAAATACGCACAGTATTATAAATACAAATACAGCGCAATGCACGAAGAAGACAAAGGCTTTCTTATGCTCCCATTCTTCCCCGTTAAGCTGCCCAGCTATAACACCGAATACGAAATTAACAAGGAAGACAATTGACATAGCATACATTATGTCTCTAATAGGGAAAAAGAATGTCAATAAGCCCCCTAATACTGAACAAATTATATATTTGAATTGCTCTAAATAATTCATACTTCCTCCTTTCTTGTTTGATAGTATAGTATATTAAATAACAGCATCTATCTCGCTTTCAGTGATACGTGTAAAATTGTTTACCTCGTTCTTTACGCTGTTAGCAAGGCTTTTAGCATCTGTACCCTCCTGCTTCGCTGCATCAATTAGCTTTTGTGTTTCCTCTCCACAATATGGCTTCCACGCTGTCCACGTGTTCTTTGCGCCTAATGGGTTGCCGTCTTTTAATATGTAATGACGAATATAGCGTTGTGCGCCTTGTGCCTCTTTAAAGCGAAAACTTTTAGTGCCGTCTAATACGCATCGTGTTTCAGCTATCTGCGTAATAGCAAGTGTAGCGTTGTCTGTAAACTCCTCTAATGTTCCAACCGCATACGTCTTGTTGTCTCCGTTTGTATAGGTAAGCGTATAGCGAATAACAGCTTGCATACCTGCGAGCCTCTTAACGGCTTCTAAGCCTGTGCCTGGTGAATAGTCTAAATTCTCAATATCAAGAGTTGGAAGCATTCTGTAGTCGTTCTTATACAGCTTATTTAAGGCTGCATTAAGTGTATCGCTTTCGCTAAGTTCGTTAAAAACGTTATCTGTATCAAGCGATGGAATATAGCCAGTGAGTGCTGTTACTACATTTGTGCCGTGATTTTCGGGAACAAACTTGTTTGGCTTGTTTTTCACTTTCGCCCAATCGACACTTTCGGCAACCTCTGCAACAGAAGCCGTGCCTGCCACGTAAGGCTCGTAGCCTGCTTCGCTGTTGAGCTTGGTATCGTCCTTTACGAAGTACATCTTGCCGTTTAATGTTACTTTCACGGTGTCGCCATTCTGCACTTGGTCTGCTGTAAGTGCGAAACGTGCTACATCGTTGGCTACAACCATACAACGTTCCATTGCTGCACGTGGAATGTTGGCAAGTGGAATTTGTGTTGTTCCCCACTGAATGCCTGATGCTGCCACTCGTTCGGCTACTTCTGCGTGTCCCACTCGAACAGAACCTGCTTTAATCTTGCTGTTGTAATGTTTGAGACCGTCTAAATCTAAAAATTTTTTCTCTGCCATATAATTAAACTGTTTTATTGATTATGATTTATCCAATTTTTTCCTTTACTACATAAAGCGTTTTGCCATACAACTGACCATTCTGATATTGTGTTCCATAGCCATACAGACGAAACAGATAGGCTGAATTTGGTTGTAATGGTGTTGCGTCTCTCTTAACGTCTAAGTACCAGCTGAAATTGATGTTGGCTGTATTCGCTCCTGTTATAACTATAAATTCAAATGCCTTTCGACTGTTGTCGGAGATAAGCTTCTGCTTAACGTTTATCCACCACGCCTGTCCTGCAGGATAGGTAAATTGTGAATTGTCAAGTATTGCAAGTTCGTTGCTATCAAGTTCTGCTAAGAAGTTTTTGTTTGTTACAACTCGTTGCGTCTGCGCAAGGCTTTCTTTCATCTTGCGTGCGAAGTGCTTTAATCCAGCGATGTCTAAGAAATGTCTTTCTGCCATAGTATTTATTTTATTCGTTTACTATATTGTTTATTTCTTCCTCTGTGATGCGTGTTGCATCTTCTATAATCTCTGTCTTACTACCTCCTATAATAGGCAGCATTTTAGAGCCATTCCACGTACACGCATTTCCATAAATGCGATGATAGAATAGTATGCCCACAGCTGGCTTACGTCCATCGTGCGCAAGTTCTCCATAATCGTCAGCATCTTTCCAGTTAGTGTAATAGGTATCTCCTTTTTGATATACAAACACGTTCTTAACTCTATCCCACATAACACCTTTCTTGTTTTCGGGAGTGAGAGTTAATCCGTTAGATGTATTGCTGTCTTCTGCGTCATCGGCTGCTGATAGTGAAACGGCTTGCACATCATCTACATATCCATCGAAAGGTAATGCGCTAACGTGTTGTTTTGTCTGTTCTAAATTGTCTTCTGTTGTTAGTTGTTTCCAATCGTTTTCATTCTTTGACCTGTCGGTGGTTGTGCATACATAGTATACACGCTTCTTTGTTTCTGCACTTAAGAAACTAATCATCATACAACGTTTGAACTCAACTCTGTTATCATCTGTAACAGTGCTTACGACTTCACGTAATGTGTATAATTGACCATTTGGCGATGCGTTGTATATTTCAAACATCATATCAAGACGTTCGTTAAGACGCACAAGTGTATCGTCTTTGCATTGTCGCCATAGCGTCCATTGATACTTCTTTATACCGCTATAGTCTTGCCGTAAACCATAGTTGCGCCAATAGCGTATAGGTTCTGAATACACGTGTCCGCCACCGACCTTTGTGCCATTTACCAAAAGGCGTGTTTCTATTACCTCTGTGAGGACTTGTCGGACTTGGTCTGCATAGATGTGAAGTACACCTACATTTATACCATTCTCAACTATAGAGAGAACTGTGTGTTGGTTTTTCTCTTTAACAAAAGCAATAGCTTGTTCGGGTGTCGTTGGAAATTCGTTTAGCGTTTTTAACGACATAGTGGCTGGTGTGCCTTGTCCACTGCTGCCACCTAGTGTATCGGGATTATCGAAACTGAACCCTTTTACACGTAATATACCACCTACAATTAAATCGTTCTCAACGGCGAGGTCTCCATCAAAGGTGTTTGTAGTTCGTCCGCCTGTTGGCGTAGTGTCGCCCTTGCTTTGCCATATACGCTCCCATCTGTTCCAAACGTACTCTATGCCGTCTATGAATAGATAGTCGCCCTCCTTACCACCATCGGGGTATCTACTATATACCTCTAAGATGTTTGCGAAATTGCCAAGATTGTTTTTCTCTTTAATTTTGTTGGCTGGTACAGTAATAGTAGGCTTCTCTTTTGTCCATTCTAACGATAATGGATTCCAATAGTAATTGCTATCACCCACAATTACATAGTCGCCTTGTATGCCGCCTAATGGGTGCGCTACGTGTACGGCTTCTAAACTTTGGTATGTTCCTAAAAGGTTGTCAGTCATAATATTATATTAATGTTTCAGTTCGGACAAGTCCATATAAATAGAATACATTAGTTTTGCTTGTTCTACTTCGGACAAAGAGGAAAGGACAAGATAGGCACAGTAGTATATCACAGCCTTTTCGAGTTTTTCGGATATACCGATATGTTCGTCTTCTATACGTGGTATAGGAATGTAGCGTGCCACCTTTACGGCTACATCGTTAGATGTACACGAATAAAATTCCAATATCAAACCAATAGGGTGTTGCACAATAGCTACAACAGGGCGTTGCGGATTGCCACCTATTCCTGCAAAGCGGCTGTTCTGCTGTTTGTATTCGGGGTCTGCATCTGTGATAGCTTCTGTTACGGGATAGCTCCAATCAGCCATTTGGAATGTTAGTAATCGCAAAAAGTCTTCGGGTAGTTGAGTAAAACCCCAATGCTTTGTCTTTGACGAACTCCACGCTACAGCTGTACCTATACTCTTGCCGCTATCTAACAAATGGCGTGGAGCATTTACAGTTACTGCACGTGCTGCATCTTCTAACTTGCTCTCTATAAGAGTGTCTATGCTCAATGTGTCTACGTCTGTTAAACCAGCAAGAGGTGCGCTGCTATTGTTTCTATCAATAACAGTTCGCACCTCGTTTACTAAATCTGCAACTTTGTATATCATTGCAATACAAGTAATTAAAGTCCTACAAAACGAATACCCTTTGTTTCTGCAAAGGCTTTTGCTGTTACCTTGCTGCGGAGCTGCTGTTTCTTTGCATCGTCAAAGTTCGATACTAAATAGTCTACTGCTTCTTCTAAGCTGCTCACTTCGACTTCTGTTAAGTTGTCTTCTGCTGCTACTTCTGTGTCAGTAGGGGTTATCTCTGTATCCTCTGCTATTACTTCATTTGGCTCTTCGATTTCCATTTCGCTAACCAGGATTATTCGTCCTTGTTTAAAATGTCCGCTATTTTCTATCGCAAACTGTACTATTTCGTTGCGAGTGGTGAAAGTGGCAGGACGAATGCCTGTGCCTGATGCAAGTCCGCCCTCAAAATCAATATTCATAATTCGACCTGCAACGTTTAATAGAATACTCCATTCTATCATTCCATATACGCCATACGTTTTTTGTGTCATACACTTAAAAAGTTAAAGGGGAGGCGAGCTTATCTCAACCTCCCCTTTGGTTACTAACATTTAAAAAATTATCACATTATGAAAATACACTTTACAAGTCTAATTCACCCTCGTACTTCTCCCAAGAGCCAGTACCGCCTGCAGATTTGTAAATCCAAGTTTCACCCTTATGCGCTTTAGCATTGATGCCTGGACAATCTACAAGTAGATAGTAAACTTTGCCGTCTACCAAGTCTGCGCCTGTTGGTGCTTGATTGGTTTTCCAAACTGTATAGCTTGTTGCACCAGCTGCTTTTGGTGTACCCTCACCGTTGATGAAGATGTGGCAAGCACCTTTGAGAGCGAGTGCGTCCCATACGATGAGCGTCTCACGTTTTGCTTCGTGTTCTTCTACATTTTCTGTATCAGTGTGTTCGGCACTGCGAACATAGTGTACAAGACGGTCAATTCCTAAGATTGCGGCACTGTTGCTGTAGCCAATTCTGTCGAGCGTTGGCTCGTGTTTAAAATCAAAGTCGCCAAATACAGTGTGGAAACGTGTAATGCTCCAACCTAAGTTATTGGTTTCGACTTTAATTTGCACTTCGGGGTGCTTTGAGAAGTCTATGCATTGAATATTCTCTAAGAAATTCTTACCGCACAAACAGATTGCGCCCTTTGGTACATCTGCGCCTGTATAGAAGAGTTTGCCAAGACCTACAAAGTCTTCGTACTCCCACTTTCCAATGTGCTCCATTTCACGTTTAAAGCTCCAACGAATACCAGTCATAAAATACACCATCTGTGTACCTGTCTTATCGTCCTTAACTGGCATTTTGCCACCACGACCAATCCACAAAGAACGGTTGGTTGCGTGCTTAAACTTACGAATGGCGTATTCGGCAAGCAACGCATTTGTAAATGGAATACGCTTCTTTTGACTATCGAAGTAGTCAGAAACTACACGTGTCATTCCTCGCTTCTGTAGAGTAACAAGTGTTGGCACAGGAACGAATGTGTCGGGAGGCACTACCTTTTGCGTTTCGTGTAGTGCGGTTGCAAGGATATCAATCTTTGTACCCTTTGGAATTGCAGGCGTTTGACAATACTCGTTGGTAGGACTTTGGCGTGGACCGTTTACACAACGGACGATAGGGTTGTCGCTGGCATCTCTACCTGTTACGTAAAGTTGCAAGTCAGAACCTGCGTCTTCCTTTGAGCCATCTTCTGTGTATCCATTTACGCCCCTTACTCTCAATGTTGAGTAGGTTTGAACATAACTCTTATCCTCTTCTGAAAGAGTAAGAGCGAAAGAAGCTGCTGTTCCTTTTGCTACTGCTGCAGTGGTGGTAATTGTTGAAACTTCCTCGTCCATTTGGTAGTGCTGCACTCTTGGTGAATTTACGTCCACTTTCTTTGCAGCGAGCATAAGTGAACAAAGTGGGGTGTCATCGCTTTCGAACTTGGCAAGTTCGGCATCGACGTCTACCTCCATAAGTTCGCCAGGTCCAACGCCACCTGTTGCGGCTGCCATACCATCTACGGTTGTGGCTTGACCTGGTAATTGGGTTCCTAATCCTGTAGAGCCTGGTGCTGCTACAGGTGTTTTGTCTACTGTTTGAATAACTTCTGCCATACTTACATACAAATATTATTAGTAAAAAAATTATTTTGCCATTTCCGCATCGCTGAAAATTGACGGTCTGCGTTTTGGTTTCTCTGGTATTCCGTTTTGACCTCCCATAGCTGCCATTCCGTCTCCTGTTTTGCGGAGCTTTTCTGTTATCTTTGCATTCTTGCCTCTTACTTCGGCTTCGTGGCTTGCTTCGGCTATGTCGGTGTCGTGGTTGAGTGCCTTTAATGCCATATCCATTGTATCTCGGGTTATCTTGCCGTTGATACCGTCTGTGATAATCGTCATAATGAACTCTGAAACGTTGTCGAGTTCTTCATCGGTTAGGTTGTTATCCTCCTGGAATTTAGATAATTCTTCTAAAGATACCTCTAAATTCTTGCTGTATTCCTCTTCCAACTCTTTGGACTTGCTAACCTTATCGAGGTATTCTTTGTGCGCTTCCTCTAATGCTTCTTGCTTATCGGGGTCATCTAATGCTTCTCTTACATCATCGCCAAACATACGAATAAGCTCTACTGCAGGGTCTGCGCCTTTACGCCAACTATTAAGGTAGCCTGCACTTCGGGGGTCGGCAGCGAACATACCTGCTAATTCATCTTCGTGTTTCTTGTATTCTGCGATTTCATTCTCTGCGTTATCGTAATCTTCGCCAAGTCTGCCGTACAATACTTCTTCGTCATCGAAATTATCGTCGGGATATTTGGTTTTCAAACGCTCCATAAAAAGTTCGCGTTTGTTTTTTTGCGGGGTATTTTTTTGCTCTTCTGCCATTGTAAAACAATATTTTGTAGTTGATAGCGCAAAAATAGGTACATTATTAATAGTT